GCCGCCTGACCTAAACCCATTGAAGCGAACTGAGCTTTCTCGCCCAGTGTTAACGTCTTCGCTGTCATTGTTGACTAAATTTAAGATTGGAGATGTGCCAGCAATACCATTCATGGTCATATTTCCACGAAAAGTAGCCGCTCCCCCCTCTGACATATCAAGGGTCAGGGCTGTGATTACTGAACCGCCATCTACACCCTTGAATAAAAGGTCACCATCACTGATTCCTGTTAAAAACTGTACGTTGTTGCTGCCAGCGTTACTCAAACTCAACAGAGTAGTGCCGCCATCTTTGAAGTTAAAATCACCCCCATCAGCGTCAAAACTAATATCGCCAGTTACGTCTAGGGTGAAATCCCCCGCATTTTGTACGCCAGAGTGTGTATCAACCACTAATTCAACTAGTGAGTTTGTGCCGTTTGTAAACGCTAAAGTTCCTGCATCTGCGCCATTAGAAGCAGTAGTTCCAATGTTTAATCTACCTCTATTCGCTGATCCAATAATGCCCACATAGGTTCTAGCAGCAGTGCCATCGCCTGTAACGTCACCGTCAGCTACACCTATTCCAACAGAGCCTTTTTGGTTAATTCGCATACGTTCAACTGTACTTTCTGACCCATCAGGAGTTGTGTAAAACTCCAACCTTCCGGGCATATCATTACTACCGGGAGTACCGTCTACTTTTGCTTGAATAACAGCAGCTAAACTTTCTATGTCTGTACCATCAGCACCTGTAAAGAAAATACCTCCAAGTCTGTCTCCTGACACGACAGAAGTGGAAGTTCCGTTAGATGTGCCTCTACTTCTGCCAAACAAAAGTAGTGGAGCAGTATTAGCATCAGTCCCTGTATTTCCCACCAGAGCCATCGCAGAATCGTTATAGCCAAGCCCTTCTTTGAATAAGTTTGGGATTATTCCAGACAGCGTTCTTGAAGCGGTTGTTCCAATTAAAACTCGGTCATTCCCACCATCCACAAACAGCATATTAGCGTTGCCGTTTGACTCCACTCTGAAGTCAACATCTGCCGACGCTTCATTGAATACAGCGCCGCCGTCTTGCGTCAAAGCACCATCAATGTCCACGACATCTAGGTTGGTTGTGCCATCGACATCCAAGTCGCCATTGAGATCGGCGTTGCCTGTCAAAGTGAACGCACCACTTACCGTCAAATCATCAGTGATCGTCAGATCGTCTTCTACGGTGAGGTCAACGACGTTGAGGTGAGCAAACGCATCAACCATCGCACCGCCACTTCCCGCTCCATCCGAATAGATAGCCTTGGTCTGGCCGTTGGGGACTGTGACTGTCGCGCCACTGCCCTGCTTGATGATAATGTTCTGTGACCCCGATGTGCTATTTTGTATGAGCCACAGCTTGCTAACAGTGTTCGGGCCAATAGTGATCGTACAGGCAGAGTCTAAAGTGCCAGTGTACTTAAGGAAAAGACTCCTACCGGGATCAGTAGAGCCGTCAGCAATAGTAGTAGTATGAGTATCAGCGTTCGTCGTGATTGCTTCTGTGCCAAATGAAAATGCCTCAGCAATTAATTCGAGGTTAGTATTTGTACTCGTGCCCCATGTGCCTGCCTCATCTCCAGTGGCAATCTCTTTGAGCCGTAAATCGTTTACATAAGTTGCCATTTAAGCTACCTCTTCCCAATTTGGTGTTTGACTTGTTGATACTTCTGACCAACTAGGTGTTTGGGTTGTTGATATGGTTGACCAGCTAGGCGTTTGGCTGTTGTCAACAAGACCCCATACATTTGACGTATTAGTTGCGCCAGTGCCGCTAACGCCAGTAGGCACAATGATTGAGCCGCCCGTGACCGATACATCACCGACGCTCGCAGTTGCAGAAACCCCTGTGACGCTAAGGTTGTTGTCACAAGATACCGATATGGTGCCGATAGCAGTTGTGCCAGCAACACCCGTGGGGCTGATAACCGCTGTACCAGTGGCTGCAACCGTGCCTGTTGAACCTGTTGCAGAAACTCCGGTAACCGAGGCGTTGGCCTCTGCATCAATAGTGACCGTTGTGACAGCCCCTGTGCCGGAGACGCTAGGCGATGTGACGTTTGACTCACCCGTGACCGTAACCGAGCCAATAGACCCTGTTGAAGAAACGCCTGTAACCGATACATCAGCGGCTGCTGACGTAGTGACTGTGCCGACTGCTGACGTTCCAGAAACGCCTGTGACAGAGGTATTTGCTTCCGCATCAACGGTAACTGTCGTGACAGCGCCTGTACCAGCGACACCCGTAGGCTCGACAACATCAGGCTCGTTCCACGCGCCTTCGCCCCAAGTTCCTCTGCCCCAGCCATTAACAATTGCCACACGCTATTTCCTGTGCCTTGCTGTCTTCTTAGCTATCTTTTTGGGCTGCTTGGAATGCTGCTTGCCTTTCTTTGTATCAGCTTTTTTCTTTCTGCTTGTTGCTGCGTATTCTTTGTCTGTTAAAGCTTGACGAGCTTTTTTTGGGAGATACCTTTCTCCCGTGGCTTTTTTGCCTTGAGTGGATGGTTTGCCTGACTTGGTTCCCCATTCCTGCTTAGTCCACTTCTTTAGGCTTTTTTGTGACTTTTTAAGAGTCATTACTTGTAGCCACCACCAGCATCTTTATAAGCCTTCGCTAACATCTGAGCTTTACGCGCCGACCACTGCCCCGGCTTACCGCCTTTGCTGCCAGCCTTAATCCTGTTGAATTGACGCTTACGCATCTCAGGCTTTGTGTAATTACCAGCCTCATTAACCTTAGATTTTGACTTCTTCTTTGCTGGCTTTTTTGCTGCTGGCATTTACGCAATCCTTATAATCGCATTAGAAGCATCTGCTGTCGGAAACTGAATCGTAAAATCTCCGGCTGTACTGGTCTTGTCGCCGCCAAAAGCTAACGTGCAAACCGCCGGATCACCAGAGGCTGAATCATTGAATATGAGCGCCCCATTCGCGGTAATCGTTGCATTGCTGAATGTCAGGTCTGCAAAGTCTGTGAATGCCGTAGTGCCTGATGTGGTTGGGTCTACGCGAGTCAAAGACGCACCTTTCGCTGTGTAGTTGGTGCCGCTCACCTCGTTTGAGGTTGAATACGCTGTTGTGCTGGCATTCAAGGTTGCACTGCTTGTGTATAGCGCAAGGTTGAAAGTATTACCGCCAGAGTTCAAAAAGTTGTGCTTTGCTTCCATTAGCTCTTGCTTGAAGCTAGTACACATAGCTGTCGTGATGCTCATTACAATCTCCTAATAATTTCAGCCATTTCACTCTGGCCTTGTGCTTCAAGCTCACCAATAAGAGTTGTTCTGTCACTCTGTATTGCCTGCTTAATATAATACTCAACGACCTTTAAGACTGATTCCTTAAACGCCCTTGCTTGCTCTGCTATGACTGGGTGGCAATCACCACCAACACTTACAATCCTGTTTGCGGCAGACTCAGCCCAGAACTCAGGACTGTGGCCTTTGTTGTTTGTAGTAGAAACAGAAACCTCACCTATCTCAAGTGTTGGCGCTTGAATCAACATTATCTAGCCGCCCTCACAGCGCCCGACCTGTAACTGTCTGTAGTGTTGTACCCTTCACCCAAAGACTTCAACTCTTCTAATGCTTCGTTGTATCTGGTTGAGTACAACTGAAGAAGATCAGGCTCGCCCTTCAAGAAGGTGTACGCCTCAACCAAGCAACCGTAGAGAAGTGCGTTTTCAGCATTGGTGCCTAGCCAGCTTGTGCCGTCACTAGAAACCGTTATTGACTCAGGCTTGTAAAAGTAATGTATCTCTGCCGCGTAATTGCCATTAGGTGTTGGCCCTAAAATAAACGACTGCTCATTGAACAATGCATAATGCTTCGGCACACCTGTAGTTGAAGCAACAGGGTACGCCTCGCGGATAAAGTTTACGTCTTTTCTAATCAAGAACTCATACCCGCTGTTGTCTATTGACAGAGAGTACGTTGCTAAGAAGTCAGACGGTACAGACAGATAGGGGTTTGACTGGGTAGTCGTGCCGTTAGCGTTCTTTCTAAAATCTGGTAACTGAACCGACTTGAGTATTCGCTCCTCTGCCTGAGTAATAATTGTGGGCAGATCGTTAACGAAAGTAGTCTCTGTCGTTTCTAAATAATCTTGTATGGCGCTTTTTAGCGTTGTAAATGTAAAAGCCATTAACCTGTACTCACTGTTACTGTGCCAATGCTGCCAAACATCTCCAATCCAACTTGACCCACTGGATCAAACGAAGACAGGATTCTGCTTTCATCCAAACCCTGATCTGGTCTTGGGTTCCTCAAAGCTTGGGGATCGTCCATTCTGATGCGTCCGAGCTTTAACTGAGGCTGGTCAGGGCTGTTAACATCCTTCCCAACCAACAAACCTGTCGGCCTGCCGTTAACTATTTGCGGAACAAGGTCTTTTAGAGGATACCTAAACCCTGTTAGGTCGCAAAAACCAAAAGCGTGCTTGCCGCTGGCAAAGGCACTCATACTACAAACTGCTCGATATAAACGGAGCAACATACAGAGAGGCTTTCTCCCTGTCTGCATCGGCGGCTAAATTCCATTGCTCTTCGTAGTCGGCCTTCAACACAGCGGAGCGATCACTCGCCGTTGGAAACTTCAAGGTTAGCTGATATGCAAGACCAGCAACTAAGCAGGGAAGAAACCTAGCAGGTACGTCCATGTTGTTTGATGCGGGAGATCCGGCATCGTCTATACGCTCCAAATAATAATAAACCAGCGTATAGGTAGATTTGTCTGGAACAGGCCAGAGGTTCACGGTGATCTGCGACGGCGCTTTATCGATCTGATACTGCAAAGGTTTGCTTTCAGAAAGCTTGTTTGAAAGATGGGCGTACTGGCTTACAGATATCCTAGTCAATGTTTGATCTTGCTGCGTAGAGGTATTGCCAGCATTAATACGAACAAACGCCTCTATGATGTCAAAAACCTTTGCATCTAAAGCATACGCGGAAGTCCCAGAGGTTAACGCTTGCGTCCCCTCCTTAACCGTCCAAAGATTAAGTCCTCGGTTTTGCCACTCAAGCATCAGCAAGTTTATGCTTCTGCGAGCAGTCCTATAATCATAGCCACTACGAAGCTCAAGGCCTGCGCGTTCAAACGCCTCTTCCATAGCATCAGAAAGGTCTAAGTTAAACGCATATGTACCGCTTACAGCCATTACGGCCTCCTAGCCTTTGTCTTCTTCTTGGATACCCGCTTCTTTTTGGCGGGGGCGTTCTTTATTTGCTTGCCCATTTGCGCTCGACTAATAGCCATTAGCCTTTACCAAACTTTTGCTTTTGAGACTTAGGTGGAGACTTTTTGCTCCCACCCTTACCGCTCCAAAAAACCTTGTTTGCCCAATAGGCAGCACTAGTTTTTCCTTTGGCAATGTTCTTGCCGTGTCTGGCCTTGAAACTCTTGCGAGCCTCCGCGCTGTAGTTGTGACCCATCTTCTGGTCACCAAAGCGAATAATCTTCATCTTGCTGCCATCGCGCACAGCCACTACAGCTTTTTTA